ACACCAATCCAAACTTTAAAGTGGAAGATGTGACGATGTGGATAGCCCAAGAAACTTACATCATACTCGTCACCTGTAGCAAGTGAGGGATCTGTAAGTGCCGCTGGATACTTGTGCATACCTTCCTTTTGAAAGGTGACCCAGATCATTTTGTTAGGTCTAATGTCTTGTTTAATAATCATTTTACATTCTTAGCTGTAATTGGGCCTTTGCTTTGAAGACCAAAGTTTTCTTTAATTGCACTACCGCATAATGCTCGTTGATATGCAGCTTGCTCTCCCGGGCCTTCTTTACTAAATTGTAGTTCAAAACATATTTTAGCACATTCTTCAACAAGAAGTCTAGCAAAAAGTTCATGATTTACAACGGGAACACCCAAAACATCATCAGTTGCTTTATCCAAAATTGATTTAATTTGTGGATTCATCGTAGTTGCTCCATAGTAATAATTTTAGATAATTCTTCACCGAGATCTTTATCATCAGTTACTACATGTAGACTATGACGATTCTCATCGCTCTTGCGATCGTATTTGGTAGTTTCAATAATGGTACCACCGCTTGCACCGTAGATCTTCAAACGAAAACTCTGTGAATCTAGACTCGGGCCTTCGCAGTCATCTACTGCATAGTTTAGTTCCTCACTGTCATTATCTTTTAACAACCAGTTTCGCAATCTTTCTCTAAATGTTAATTTCATAGGTCTTTTTTCTTCTACTGTATATCTTGCACGTTTTATTTGATTAGCACCGCGGATTCGAGGAATCGCTCTTGGACGTATCGATGCTGTTGCATATCCACCACTCATTTGATGATCTCATCTTTACCATATTGATCCCAACTAGTAAACTTATTTCTATCTAGTAGGTCATGGAGGTTATGGCACCACACTCCGTGATTAGTTGCTTTAAAATCTTTGTCGTCTAGCTTTATTGTAGCATTATATCCCAGCTGTTGTAAATAGGGCAATTTCACCGAAATCTGCGGAATGAACTGACGCTTCTCAGTTAGTCCGCTTTCTAACACACCCTCTACTTCGCTGACATCAAAATCAAGTGTACACCAAAGATCATATTCGCTGTCGAGGCAAACATAGATCATGCTTTCCCAAGGACGCCAAGTCTCAACATCGTTCACACCGTTAGTTTTAAAACTTTGGTTAGCACCAAAGTAAATGTGTGTGATATGTTTAGATTCATCGTTATATGATCTAGATTCTTTTACAATATCTAAAATTGTGTAAGGATCGTGTACACCTACAACAAACAAAGTTTTCATTCCGTAGGCAGGTGTCTTTTCAATCTCTACTCCTGTAAAGAATGTGATACTATCTGCTACACCCGTTTGGTAATCTCTTTTCATTTTTTAAATAAGTTTTTAATTGCTTGTAATAGATTATAAAATCTAAAGTGATAGTTTGTCAACATAGGAGATTGATGCGGACATCGTCCTTGTTGCCAGTCACACCTAGGGTCTATATCTTGTTTACAGGTTGTACACTTCATGTTATTACCTCTTTCAGAAAGGCCATGAACCTTTGGTTTTGTTATCAGTTGATTCGATTTCTTGTTTAAGTTCGTCTAACGCTTTAGCTAATTCTTCTTCAGCTACTTCAGCAGAATCGGCAATGATCTTGTCTAGCTCAACTACAGGATCCCATTCAACTGCATCCGGATCAACGGCAATACCACGCCACTCTTTGATCTTTAGATCTTCTGTGTCTGCATTGTCTTCACCCCAAGAGCTAATCCAACGGCCCCCAGTCCACTTGGCTTGATGTTGATAGCCGCTTTTTCCTGGAGTTTTAATTTCGTAAATTCCTTCGTATGCAGGCTTAATCTTTTTAGGGAACCAATCAGTCATCGGATATGTAATGTCATCCATGTTCTTATAACGTTCCCATTTGCCTGTCGAGGCTTGGGAACTTGCAATATAAAAACCAAAGTCCGAACTTTTGCCGTTAGTATTTGCACCCCAATTGTCGATTTCTTCACCGTCGTACTCAATTGAGCATACAACATTATTACCATCAAATTCATCGTAGTTGATGATTAATTTTTCTTGATCGAAAGGAGCCTTAAGATGAATCTCACCTTCAAAGAATGTTCCTTTCTCAGAACTGCTGCCTAGGAAGACCACTGTGCCTGGGTCTCTAGAATCAATCCATACTTCATCACTACAGCACAGGCCAATATCGCATCCATCGATATCTCCTAAACTTCGTTCAATGATAGTTTCTCCATTTTCATCTTCAATTTGAAGTGTACCACTATCGCTATCTACTCCGTGTACATGACCCATGTCATCACACTCATACCAAGAGCCTGGTGTAAATGGCCACATTTCTTCAGGGATATTGTTTTCTTCAGCGTAGTCATAGTCCCATGCAAAGTCGCCAAGATCTAGTCTACGCTGTTTAAAGTAATCATAGATCTTACGATCTACAGTTCCCATAACATATTCACCACCATAACCCCACATTGTGATTTTATAAGTGCGTGGAGTAAACTTAAGAATCTCCATCAACTCTTCTTTTTCTTTTTTAGTAGCCATTTATTCCTCCAACCCTGAGTTTTTCATTTCTTGAGCACGTTTACGTTCTTGATGTTCTGCTTCATGCAAATCGCATAGTGTTCGAATCCACCCACCGCTTCTACGTGTACCAATACCGCCGCAATCCTCGCAGGCAATGTCTGCCCAAGACTCTGCCATACGCACCATGCCGTGAATTTGTTCGTCACCGCCTTGATAGTAGAAACGCAAGCCGCCAAACTTTTCTTTGATCTGCTCTACAACAACCTGAGGAACCGGATTACCTTGTTTTTCTTTCCAATCAATGTGATGTTGAATATTAGCACACAATTTTTCAAGAATAGGATACCATCCTGCACCTACAGCAAATCCGCCGTATGGATTTAAAAACATTTTAGGAAAACGTTCTTCCATCTGTTTAGCAAACACTTCGTATTCTTCACTCATTACCAATCCTCTACGCCGCTGATTTCAATTTCAAAAGAACCACGAAGTCCGTTAATTTCTCTAGCAAAAGTCATAGTTGTAAACGAACCAATGCCACTGCCGGTGTTTTGTTCAAGCTCAAAGACATCCAAATCAGGAAACTGATCTAGGACGCCAATGATTTTTTCTATGTCTTTTCTATTTAGAAACATTAGTCGTTGCTTTCTTCACGTAATTGCTTTCGTTTAAGTATAGCAATTTCGTCCTTTAAAAGCAACCTCTGTTTCTTCAATTCTTCGAGTTTTAGGTCTTCAAACAACCCATTTTTCTCCAAAGTGTCAACTTGTTTATCCAAAGCACGATGTGCTTCTTCTAAATGCTTAATTCTAGTTTCAAACATTGGTAATCTCCTTATTTCAATTGATCGTTAGGTCAATTTGACCACAGATATTTGTTTTATAAAACTCTTCAACAATAGTTGCTAACTTTATGTGTAGCGTTGTGTCTGCAATATGATTAGATCGAGTATCATTTCTAAAATATTGTGTTATTAACTCTTGATTGTTAGAAACGTTTTTGGGGAGTTCTTTTCTAGAAAAATACATTAGTGCAGGTCGAATTTCATTTTCGAAAGAATGAGAATATTCAAGCTGATCAATAAGTACGTCACCTGGGTCAGTCCAAAATTTAACATCGCCGAAAGATGTAGGAAATCCCCAAATGAATAACATCCTTATATTTTTTTCTTTGACAACCGCTTTAATTTTGTCCAAATATAAAGAAGATTGAAGTTCTAACAAAGGCTCATTCCAAAAATATTTGTAAAATGATTTAAAACTCTCTGAGACAGTAGTAGGATCGATGCTGTAATGTCTAGACCAATCACTCCAGGAGATAATAACAATATCATCTGCTGTTATGTGATTGGCATCTTCCATAAATTTTAAAAAAATATAATGATTGCTTGCTCCGCCTAGCGATCGATTAACTATTTTGTGATCTTTGTCTAATCGATTTACCCATGAGTTTCCTCCATGGGGTAGAGAAAAGCTATCACCGTATATGAATATTGCCATGTGACACTATCTTATTTTGCAGTTGTTTCTAAAAATTCATGTTCTAACTCTTCTAAAACTGATTCGTCAAGCTCTGGCATAGCTGAAACTTGACTAACACTTTTATCTAATACAACTTCGTCATGATCGAACAGATTGCTAAATGTGTTATTGGCATTGCCACCGCGTAGACGCATACCCATCATGTTGTTTAACATAGGTTTTGCATCTTCGATCATCTGCATAGGAGTTTCACTCTTAAACAGTTCTTCGACAAAGCGATCAAAGTAAAGAATATTACGGGGAACCCACTCTGAATATTCGTCACTCATGTCGCCACCTTTGACTTTTTTCCATAGTCTCCAGTCCGGCTGTGCTTTATGACGTTCAATGTCCATTAAGTTGTTGGCACGTTGTACAGCAACAATATGGCAGTAAGTATTATGTGCCATCATTAGAGCATAACCAAAGCTATCCCATGCAGTTTTGCCTTCTTTACCGATCTTATTCAACATTCCTGGCTTGTACCAGCAGATGTCTCCAATTGACAATCTACGTCCGATCTCTGATTCGAACGGGAATGGCATGTTAAAAGCCTGGCTAATGGCTTTGTTGTCTGGGGCTTTGTCCATGATGACCGACCAGCGTTTGTTTGTGTGCTGAGCGTTTGTGTAGACAAGCCCATGGGCTGTTGCAATGAAGGGTGATGCGCAGTCAAAAGAAATGGTAAAGTTTTCATTTATGTGTTTACGTACCTGTCGTTGGATTGAAGTTAGATAACATGACCAGTCTAATTGGGCAGTACCCAAGAAGTGCATCCAGTTTCTGTCATCTAGCAGCTTATCATCACGGAGAATGATAAGTCTCTTGAGTGCAACTTCCATGTCGCACATGTTCTTTCCGCCCATAGCCCAACCTTCTGTGGGCAAGTGTTTAACTGCTTGATACCACGTTTCGGCAGTATCCCAGTCAGATCCTTGTAAAACATTTAAGAACTTTGTTTGGCCTAGTCTGTTATCGATAAAATATTTGTTATTATGCAGGGTTTTATCTAAACAGTCTTGAAAGCTCTTCAATCCGGTCTTAGGACTGTGAATATGATCGCTAGCCCAAGTAGGAACGTCTAGCAACATTGACCAATCGGCAGTAAGCTCTAACCAATTTAAAATACTGTCTCTAGTTTTATTAGCACTGGCACCTTCAAAGTTTAACCAGTCAAACTTTAAAACACCTTTACCAATTTGATAACCGCCAGAGTCACCTACGATTACAGTATTTTTTCTATCACGAACTTGAATCATACTGTCTTGAATCATAGTCTTTTCAAGATCTAACTGTGCGTGACCTGCCGAATACAGGCCATACTTATAGGTAAAGTAGCCTTCGTCGGCATTTAAGAAGTTCATTCCTTCGATACCGCGATCAAAGCCTGCGGGAATACGATCCTTAGGTACAAATTCTTCTACACGTTGTTTTGCAACATATGTACTGTAAAAACTACTGATTGCAGGCAAATAGACTGCATAGTCTTTTTGTCCTGGGGATAGGTTAACTGGTGGTCTCATTTATTTCCTTTGCTAGGTGTGCGGTAATTGCCAATTGATGTTTTGCCTGTTCTAAATTCTCTAATGCTATTTTAACAGCTTCTGATGAAGCTGCCAAGTTTTGCCATTCCATTTCTTCATCACGTTTCTTACGTGCCCAATCAAGTAAGGATTCTGCCTCATTATTTAGGCCTACTTGAGCATAACCCATATTAAGTGTAATCCAACTTGATCCATCAAAGACTTCCATATTCTGGTTGGAAGTGTTGTATCGCATATTGCCAACACCCTGTGAACCAGAATAACCGTTCACATAGGTGCTAGTACTGCCACCGGTTACTTGAACATAGCGTCCAGAAGCCATGATGTCTTTAATCATTAAGCCGCCTGTGCTGGAATGATATATTTGTAAGTTGCCAAGCCGCTATCTAGTGTAATCTGAATAGCACCTTCATTTGATAACGACATCTTTGTGTTATTAACATCTGCAATCTTAAGAATGCTCAAGATTGGCATAACTGGCCAAGTCCAGCCACGATCTAATTTGCCGTCAACACCCATTGCAAAAATAAACTCGCCTGCATGTGTTGATGCATCACCGAAGATAAACTTTAAATTGCCATTATCTGTTTTTGCCAAGAATGTTGGATGCTCGCTGTGAGCTCCTGCTTGGAAGTTAAAACGTTGTACTGCTGAAACAGTAGGCTCAATTTCTACATCCCACTTAACACCACGGAACTTGACAGTCTTCATCTTTTCGTTGATAACTTCAGTGTTCATGAAACGATAATCGTTTTTAAAGTCACCGTCTTTGTTTTCAAAGTGAATGCCTACTGGAATTGTTTCTCCATTGCGGTCTGCGGTGGTGATAGAAATCTTTGCGTTTTCTTTGTACTCTGAACCGTCAACAAGATACTTGAGCTTGTTAAGTTGTGGCATACCAAATACACCAATCATATCTGGATAGGGTGCAGCAGTTTCTGCTTCCATAATAACTGAACGGTCATCGGCCATAGAGTTAATTGTTGTACCTTTTTCTGTGCCTGTGACTTTAACTGTAGTTAAGAAGCCTAAGTTTTGTGTGTGCGACACGATGTCTTGTAAAATATCTTTCATTGAAAGTTCTCCTGTATATTAAGATTATATTTAGATCTAGTGTGAAAAGCAACCGCTAAATCACTCAAAATCAAACAATTTGCTGAATGTATTATCACTGCGAGTTGAACTGATGTCCCATTCCAAGACGCCAATCAAGTTTTCTAACTTTTCATCGATGACTGCATTTTCCATTTCAGCATCGTTGAAAGGCAAGTCCTTAAACCATTGTGGTAGTCTAAGTTCATCTACAGGGTATGCAACTGATGTATACCCCATTGGATTATCTTTAATTTTGCAAACAATAACTTTTGCACCATCGGTGATTGCCATTGAATACTTGTCATCCATCATACGCTTTAAAGTGTTCCAGTTAAGGCTTGCTCGGACATGTCCGGGCATGTTAGTCTTGCCTGCTTTCTTTTCTTTATCGCGATATTCTGAAATGTTGTTAGCACGTTTAGGGCTACCTTTCTCCCAACCAGGTCGTGTTTTAAACTCAGTTCTAAAGTCTGTAATATATTCTAGCACTTCTTCTTTAGTACCGTTATTTAGAACTTTAGTCAATACTTCACTTAAAAAGTCTTGAATGACTACTGGAGTATCACTACGCTTTAGATCCAGACCCATGGCTTTAATTTTGCCAGGCTTGCCGTCTACGTCTGCACGTTTGCCTTCTTTGTCATAATAAAGAACAGCGTACCGTTTCTTAGTAATGAATAATCCACGTGACGCAACAATTTCACGACCTGCTTTAATAACTTCACCACGAGTCTTTGGACAGTGAAAAGCGTCTTGCATAAACTTAGGGAATGTGCTATTAACTTCTTCACCGATAGTGTCGTATAGTTCAACAACACTTTCTCTAGTCCAAGGAAGAGCTCCTCGGTCAATTTCTTTCTTTAGAGTTGTATATGCAGAAAAATAACACGAGTCTGTATCACCATAGATAATTGCTTTACCTGTGTGATTGTTTTCGCCGGTTATAATTTCATTAACCTTACCGGCCATATGTCGAGCAATAGCACGACCAGTAAGTGTAGTTGACTGCCCAATTCGATTGTCGAAGAAACGGCAACCGGGATTAAGAATAGCACCATACAAACTATTCAAGTTAATCTTCTTAACTAGTTGTCGTTTGTCCCAGTACTCTTCTTCAATTTTATTTCCTGCCTTGATTGTATCTTTTAGTTTGGCCTGCATCTCTTTACGTTCTGCATACCAGCGTTTTAGCAAGCCAGGAATAATACCTTCCTTCTCATAGGTAAAGATTGTGCCGTTAGCACTTAACATCCAAGGTTGGTTGCTTTCAAAAATCAAATCATAAACTTGTGCAGCTGACAATGTATCAGAGCCCCCGTCTTCCCAGTCAATGGTAATTTCTCTACCAACGTCTCGATTAATTACAGCAGTATATTCTAGTGAACCAAAGATGCCTTCCCATGCTCCTGCAAAAGATTTGCCTTTGGCAATTTCGGCGGCAACAAAATCTTTAGTGCCGTCTTGACGCAACTGTCCGACAATAGTTTCTGGACCCATGTTTAATGCACGAATCGCAGATGGATATAGTGAGTTAATGTCCAGCGAACCGATCCATTCATGGATACCTTTCTTGGGAAATGCCACATAAGCACCTGCTGCCTGGTTGCTCTCATTGGGATCACGTTGTACACGATTAGGAACAATCATTCCACGTTTGTGAGCTTCGTTGATAATAGCCTGTTCAGTCACAGCAACAGCACCCATAGTAGTCTGTAGCAATACAGTACATTCATGCGCTAGTGTATTAGCAAGATCTAAAAACTTTAATTTCTTATCTAGTTTGTCTAACAGCATACAGTCTTGTCTGTTATATTCAATGAACTTGCGGAAGTCATTGTTATACAGTTGATCAAGTGTGCCTTCATAGACTGTTTTGTTTTCACCAATCTCCATCTCGCCGATAGCATCTAGGCGATAGGTGTGGCGCTCTTCATATGTGTATTTGCGATACAGTTCGAGACTGTCCAGATGCACACGACCAATAAGATCATAAGTGACTGCGGCTTTTCCGTATTTTTCGTATTCTCGCTTTTTAGGAAATTGATTCCAAAGACAAAAGCGTCTTGTATCTTCTTTAGATAATACTTTGGTCACACGATTAACGGTGTAAGGAATATCAAAACCTTCGCTGTTCCATCCACTTAACACATCTGCATCTTGAATTAGATCCAAAAATGTGTCTAACATATCTGCCTCGTTGTCAAACAGCATAGTGTTAGGAAATTCTTCAACCTGACGTTTAGCTTCTTCCATACTCAACGTCTTAGGAGGAATTGCCAAACACACCATAGTCTCCATCCATTGTAGGTAGACAGCGATAGCAGTAATTGGCATAAATGCGTCCTCTGGAGAAGCATAGCCACGTTCTGGATCAAAGTCCACCTCAATGTCAAACCATGCTACATTTAGCTTAGGTGCATCTACATTAAGGTAATTATCTTCTAGACAACGATAAATTGGATTAATATCACTTTCAAACAATTTTTTGTTTGAGTGAATTGCAAGTTCTTTGCGATGTTCTTTGACATTTTTTGAACTTACTCTGGACAACGGTTGTCCAAAAATACTTGTGAATTTACCCTTAGCATCTGGGTAATAAAATATATGTCTAGCAGGATATTCTTTGTAATGTCTATTACCTTTGTCATCACGCTCAACGACGTGAATCATATCCTGCTCTCTATTATAGAAAGCGTCTACATAACTCAAATTTTTCTCCTATGCAATTTAGGGCTTGCAAATACCAATGTGCGGATTGTGGCCACGCCTGCCATCTAGCATTATTTATAACATCCTGATGAGACCAACGGTATCTATGGTTGTTAACAAAATATAGTTAGCGAGCATGCCAAAAGATTTCCGAGTCCAACTAGCCCAAGCATAAAGAGAACAACCAAGGATCCATACGGGATAAAGAGCAAGAAGCGGAGGGTTGGGTACGGTAAGCGCCATAGCAATGGAGCAACCAATACTAATAGCCCAAGCAAACAACTCAATGCAAAAGCGAATTCTGTTAGACTTAAAGTCATCTCTTATCCATTGTATAGTGGGTGCAAAAATTGTGTCGATCATTCTGGTAGACGTTTAGTGACACCGAGGATCATTTCGATATCATTCCATTCCTGTTCGTGGTCTTTCCAATTGTCTTTGTGTGCAATCTTGATTGCCTTATTGATAATGCTAGGTTTGATTTGTAATTCTTCTGCAACTGCCTTAACAGTTTCTTTCAAACCTTCTGACAGGTCTTCAATTTCTCGAATTACATTAGA